CAGGCATGTAATGGGCATCCTGTGGGGCTTGCCTGGTTCTCTCCTGACTGTAAACATTTCAGCAAAGCAAAAGGCGGTAAGCCAAAGGATAAGAATATAAGAGGTCTTGCATGGGTAGCGTGCCGGTGGGCTGGACTGGTAAGACCTAGAGTAATCATGTTGGAGAATGTAGAAGAATTCAAGACATGGGGACCACTGAACAGAGGGCATCATCCAATAAAAACAAAGCAGGGCAAGACATTTAATAAATTTGTAAACCAGCTGCAGGATGTAGGATATGAAGTGCAGTTCAGGGAGCTTGTGGCAGCAGATTACGGAGCGCCAACCATGAGAAAGAGATTCTTTATGGTTGCAAGATGTGACAAGAGACCTATTATATGGCCAGAGCCTACACATGCACCAGCAGACAACGAAGCTGTGAAAAAGGGAATGCTAAAACCTTATGTTGGAGCATATACACAGATAGATTTTAGCAGACCATGCCCCAGCATATTTGATACATCTGAACAGATAAAAGAGAAATATGGAATAAAAGCGGTAAGACCATTAGCACCTAAGACAATGGAAAGAATCGCAAGAGGCTTAAAGAAATTTGTTATAGATAATCCAGAGCCTTTTATTGTTCAGTGTAATCATGGTGGAGACAGAAGACCGCTGAATACTAAAGAACCATTGCCAACAATTACAGGTAAACATGGATATGGGATTGTTGAACCTTACATGATTCAGATTGGACAGACTGGTTTTACAAAAGACCGGAGCAAGAATATTCAAGAGCCGCTATCTACGATAGTAAGTAAAAACGAGCATTGTTTAATATGTCCTACACTGATCCAGTACCATTCCGAAACAGCACAGGGAGAAGTCCGGGGACAGACAATAAAGGATCCGATCATGACCGTGGATGGATCGAACCGGTATGGATTAGTTACATCATTCTTACATAAATATTATGATGGTGGCTATAAGGGAGCCGGAGAAAGCATGGAAAATCCACTGCCGACAATAACAGCGTGGGATCATAACAGCGTTGTTACGGCAAATTTGATCCAGATGAACAATCACTGCGATGGGAAGGACATAAGACAACCCTTACCTACCATTACGGCCGGAGATGGACATTTCGGGGAAGTTCGGGCATTTCTGATAAAGTATTACGGACAAGGCACCGGACAGGACATTCAAGAGCCGTTAGATACAGTAACATCGCGGGATCGATTCGGCTTAGTAACAATCGAAGGTGAGGATTATCAAATTGTAGATATTGGACTTCGAATGCTGGAGCCAAGAGAGCTATATGGATGCCAGGGTTTCCCGGACGATTACATTATAGACCATGATTACACTGGTAAGACATATCCAAGAACAGAACAGGTTAAGCGGTGCGGGAACTCTGTAAGTCCAATGATACCAAATGCACTGGTAAGGGCTAACCTTAAAGAATTATGTATAGCGCAGAGAATGCCTAACTGCAGTATAAACGAGGAAAAGACAGGGCAATTAAGATTTGCCTAAGGTATTGTTCTTTGACAATTGAATAATGACGGCATTGTGCTATTATTATAGCATGAAGGAGGATATCATATGAAAAATAAGGATGACATTATCATATTATGTGATGAACTTGAAAATTGTAAAAAGAAATCAATATGCCATTTTAACGAAATAGTATGTGCTAAAGGAGCATTAAGAAAATATATAAATGAAGATAAAGATAAAATCTTAAAACTTAAAGTACAGCTAGATTTACATAAAAATTTTAATCAAAATACATTATCGTTATTAGCTTTTTGTGTTTCTGTTTTTTCATTAATGATTTCAACTATGGTAAGTGCATATAATATAAGTGTTTCAATGAAAGCTGAAAATTTAAATGAACAAGGTGGATTAACTATTATAACGATTGTTTTGTTGTTTTTAATTATAATAGTTATGATTGAGATTGCATTTAAATATTATAATTTGAATTATACAAGAGAGAAATGGATGCGATATATAGAATATGCACTACAGGATATTGAAAAAGAATATTAAGCAATTGAAAGATGCCAGCCGTCATTATTTGATGGTTGGTATTTTTTATTCAAAAAGGAAAATGAGAGGTGAAAGGGTGAGCAGAAGACGACATAAACACTTATGTGAATATATCTGTTGTGAGCAGTGTTCTAACAGCGTGGCAGCAGACGGAACATATACATGTAACAATAAGACAGTTATAGAGAACTAAATGCCAACAGAAGAATACTTCTGGTGCGATGGAGAGATGTTTATTAGGAGGGAGTATGAAAAATGAAATTAATAATAGAAATGCCAGAGGAATTTGAAATACATTTTATGCAGGATAAATTTGAAGATTTCTTTATAAGAATCATTGGGGATATGAGTAGAAATGTTCCTAGTTTATGTGGAGTTGACGAGAAGGAGATTGCTGAAATGTTTAAAACAGCATTTTTAAATAGTAAAGTAGTCAATAATGATGTCAATGAAGCTGCAGATTATCTTGAAAAAGGAAAGGAAAGAAATAAGGCTATAGAGGATTCGAAAAGGGCTGTGGCAAAGGCAATATGTATAGGCTGTGGATATCTCAAAGGTACAGAATGTACATACGCTGGACAGAATTGTGGAACCAGCAAACCAATGCTAGAAGTAGCCATGAAAGCATTAGATAAATTAAAGGCAGGTGATTCATAATGCTGACATTACCAATTCGGAAGAAATGGTTCGACATGATTCTTTCTGGAGAGAAGAAAGAAGAATATCGAGAAATAAAAGAATATTACGAAACAAGATTCCAGAATCTGTTCGGAGCCATAACCATACATCCATTATATCCACCAGACAATTTCTTAGATAGAAGCGAATTTGAGTTATTGCAAGGAGAGGCAGTACCAGAGGAGATAAGGAAAGACAGGGTTCAGGAGATTATTTTTCGTAATGGTTATTCCAAGAATTCTGAAGCAATAAAAGCAAGATGTAGATTATGGATTGGAAAAGGTAGACCAAAGTGGGGCGCTGAACAAAATAAACAGTACTATATTTTAGAAATCCTGAATGTTGAAAAAATGGCAGCAGATGAGAAGAGGGTAGGTGATGAATAACTTGAAAAATGACAATATAAAAGACCTCCTTAAGCAGTACAGTGATTTGATTAAGGAGAAACAGGAAATACAGGCTGCGATTGATAAGATACAAAGAGAACTTGATAAAATGGAAGCTGAAGGGTATACGGAAAAGGATAGTGTTACCGGCGGAGATGGAGGTAAGCAGCATTTTGTTGTAGAAGGCTTCCCTTATCCGGCATATTCACGGAAGAGAACACTTCTTTTAGTGCGACAGCGGCAGCAGATGGATGTTAAAGAAAAGATAGATACACAGATTAATCTAATAGAGCAATGCATAAATGAAATTGACAACAGCAGAATGCGGCGGCTTATAACATTAAGATACATAGAAGGCTTATCCTGGGTGCAGGTAGCAAGAAAGATGGGAAAACATCACACAGCAGACGGCTGCAGAATGGCAGTAGAAAGATTTTTAGCAAAAATTTGAAGTTTGTTCGCTCTGTTCGTTTTGTCTGTGCTAATATCTAAACTGGAATTGATGAACTGCATAAGTTTCCATTAAATATTAAATACCCCCGGTAAGACACTGACGAAAGTTGGTGTCTTATTTTGTTGAAATAAATATATAAATGTATTATTATATGTTTATTATAATTGGGGGGTAATGATATGAATAAAAATATAATTTCTTTTTTAAATATGAAAGGCGGAGTGTGTAAAACTACTTTGTGCAAAGAAATTGCGTTATATTTATCTAATAATATGAATAAAAAGGTATTAGTGATAGATATAGATCCTCAAGCAAATTGCACACAATCTTTTTTTGAGCATTTCAAAGTGATACAAATAAAAGATGATGAAATAATTACAGATATTAATTTATTACCAACAATTCAAAATTTGTATAGAACTTCTGGCTCAATGTTAGAAGGTGCAAATATAGAAAAAATTGTATATAAATTAACAGATAATTTGCATTTGATTCCGGGAGAATTAAATGTTTACTTTATGGATAGAGAAATAGGCTCAGGGGCAGCAGAACATATATTGTGTAATTTTGTAGAAGACAGTGATTTTAGGAACAAGTATGACTATATATTTATAGATTGTCCTCCAACATATTCATTTTATACAATAACAGCTTTACTAACGAGTGATTTTTATTTAGTTCCTGTTGTTCCAGATGCATATTCTATGTTGGGAGTAAGCATGCTGGATAGTGTTGTTGGTAAATTAAAGTCAACATATAGAGGAGATTTTGATAGTCATTCATTGGACTGTTTGGGAATAATATTTACAAAAATAGATTCAAATCCGTCACAAGGAATAAAAAGAAATATGAAAAATATTTCAAAAGCATTTAATAATACAAAGATATTTAATACTGTATTTCCCAATTCTCCCAAATTAATTACTTCAGATATGTCAAAGTTTATTTCTGATAGACAAGATACAAATTTAATAACATCTTTAGAAGATATTTGCATAGAATTTGATAAGGAGGTTACTATTAGAAATGAAGAATAAGATATATAAAAAAATAATGATAACTCAGGGAATAAAAGATATTGATCAATTCAAGATGGAAATGTATTCTATTTTAACAAGTATTGTATATGATAGAGAGATATATAAACATAATAAGGAATTAGAAGAATTATTTTTAAAATTAAATATTCCATGTAAGCCGTATTTGTTAAAAAGCAGAAATCAATCAATTATAAAATTTTTAAGTGTAATACATAAATCAACATATGAAGAGTTAGTTGAACAATTACAGATATTAAAAAAAGTGATGATAGAAAGTATGGAAGAAGATAATAAAGTAGAAACAACTGAAAAAACTAAAGAAAGTGATTATGACATATTGGTGAAGAAATATGGAAAAAAATAGTCAGTTGAGCGAATACGAAGAATTTTTAAAAAAAGTATTTCCTGATTGTCGATATAATAAAGAGTATGATTTGCTATATAAAAGAGTATGTAGTTTTAATATTTTTATAGAGATATTAAAAAAGTATATAAATGATGAAAAAGTAGAATTTTTTATTTCTAAAATAACATATGGATATAATATGTTATTAATGTATGTACCATTAAATGATAGTTTGGGAATAACAGCATGTATGAGATATATTACTGAACAAACACTTAAGTGTTTTTATTCATATATTTTTAAGGATAAATCAATAAAAGAAATTAATGAAACATCATACAGGCATATTAAAGATGATATAAAAAGTAAATATACAGATAAAGATTGTTTAAATATACTGTATTCTCAATATGCAAAATATTCTAATGAAGTTCATGATAAGTTGAAATTAGAAAATAAAGAAATAGAATATATTTATGACATTTTATCAGGAGAAAATATTATGATAGAAAAAATAAATAAAGATATTAATATCTTGATGAAAATATTATTTATTTTTTTAATAAATAATTATGAAATTAAATATGAATTATTCAGTTTATCTCAAAGAACAAATTATGAAAAAGTTTTTTCAAATAAGTTTCATGATGAATTCGATAAGTTATTGGAATGTTAAAAGGCAGCCGTGAGGTTGTCTTTTTTATTTTAAGTTAGAAAGGAGCTGATTGTGTGAGGCTAACAGATAAACAACGGAAATTCTGTGATGAATACCTTATAGACCTTAATGCCACACAAGCGGCTATTAGGGCGGGGTACACAGAAAAGTATGCAAATACAAATGCATCAAAATTACTACAAAATACTACAATTTCACAGTACATAGGAGAGAGACAAAAAGAACTATCGCACAAGACAGAGATTACTCAAGAGCGAGTAATCAGGGAACTTGCGCTGATAGCTTTTTCTAATGCTACGGATTATGCGCGTGTTGTAGAAAAGAAAATGAAAATAGAGGTTAATGGCGTACTTGTAGATGCACTTGATGAAGATGGCAATCCTATTATGTATAGAACAGTAGAGCCAGTGCTGACAGAAGAGCTCACAGATGACCAGAAAAGAGTGTTAGCTGTTATTAAAAAAGGACGGGATGGATTAGAGGTTAGACCTTGTAGTAAGGAAAAAGCCTTAGAGCTTCTTGGTAGGCATCTTGGTATGTTCAAAGATAAGGTTGAACTTGATACCGATATGGAACTGAATATTACAGTTGATTATGGAGATGGGGATAATGAAGAATGTTAATATATTAGGAACTGAATATAGCATTGAGATAGATGATACTCTTGAGAAGACAGAGCTTGATGGTTTGTGTAAGGAATATGATAAGCGAATAAGTATTAGAAATGCTGGCTCAATGTTGGATGATGATGATTCTACAGGTGTAAAGAAAATAAGATTTGATGAAGTATTAAGGCATGAGATAATTCATGCTTTTTTTTATGAAGCAGGCCTTGAAGATTATAGCGATAATGAACAGCTTGTTGATTGGATTGCAAAGCAATTTCCAAAGCTTGAAAAGGCATTTAAAGAAGCGGATTGCTTATGAATATAAATATTCCAATGAATCCATGCTTCAAGGAAGTTGATAGAAGCCATAAACGGTACATAGTTATGAAAGGCAGCGCAGGTTCAGGGAAGAGCGTTGACACAGCGCAGAATTATATATTAAGGATGATGCAGGATAAGGGGCGCAACCTTGTATGTATTCGTAAGTCGGACATAACCAATAGAGATAGTACTTATGCAGAGCTTACAGGTGCGATTTACCGCATGTTTGGTGATAAGGCTAACAGATATTGGAGTATTAAACAAAGCCCTTTACAGCTTACATGTCTTGCTAATGGTAACCAGATAATATTTAGAGGTGTAAATGATGAAAAGCAACGTGAAAAGCTAAAGTCAATCACATTTCAAAAAGGTAAACTGACAGATGTGTGGATTGAAGAAGCAACGGAAATCACACAAGCTGACTTTGAAATAATAGATGATAGATTGAGAGGTGAGCTTCCACCAGGGCAATTCTATCAGATAAGAATGACCTTCAATCCTGTGAATAAGAATCACTGGATAAAGAAGGTCTTTTTTGATATTCCTGATAGTAATGTACTTACACATCACAGTACATATCTTGGAAACAGGTTTATTGACAATGCCTACAGGCAGCGTATGGAAAGAAGAAAACTTGTTGATCCAGAAGGATATCAGATATATGGTCTTGGAGAATGGGGAGAGATTGGCGGTCTTATTCTTCAAAATTGGGAAGTTGCAGATATATCACAGAATCTGAATGATTATGATGATATTGCAATCGGACAGGATTTTGGTTTTAATCATGCAAATGCAATTCTTCTTCTTGGCATTAAGGATGATAACATATACATTCTGAAAGAAGTGTATGTATTTGAAAAAGAAACAGCCGAGATTATACCATTAGCACAGGAAGCAGGAATTCCGACAAACAAGGATATGTGGTGTGATTCTGCAGAGCCTGACAGAGTTAAAACATGGAAAAATGCAGGATATAGAGCAAAGGGTGTTGATAAAGGTGGTGCCAATGGCTCTGTTAAGGCACAGATAGACTGGTTAAAGGGTGTTGTTCGTAAGGATAAGGTTATCAAGCGAATAATAAGAGTACATCCTTCCTGCGTTAATACCATAAAAGAGCTGCAGCAATGGAAATGGAAGAAAGACGAAAAGACAGGTGAATATCTGGATGAGCCAGTTGCTTTTCAGGATGATGCTATGGCTGCACTAAGATATGGTATTGAAAAATGGCGCAAGAGAAAAAGAATATTGGTTTAAGCAGATGAAAGGGGAATATAAATGTTAACAATTGATGAGATACGACAATTTATACAGGATGATGCCGCTTCTGATAGAAAGATGTTTGCAAGAAAAGGACAGGCTTACTATGAAGCAGACCATGATATTAAGCAGTACAGGCTTTTTTATTACAATTCTGACGGAGAGCTTGTTGAAGATACAACAAGAAGCAATATCAAGATAAGCCATCCATTCTTTACAGAGCTTGTAGACCAATGTACTCAGTATATTCTTTCAGGTGATGAAGGGTTTATTAAATCAGATATTCCAGAGCTGCAGAAAGAATTAGATTCCTACTTCAACGAGAACGAAGATTTTACAGCAGAATTATCAGAAGTGCTGACAGGGTGTCAGACGAAGGGCTTTGATTACATGTATGCATACAAGAACGCAGAAGACAGGTTGTCGTTTATGTGTGCGGATAGCATTAGTGTTGTTGAGGTAAGAGAAAAAGATACAGATGATGGATGTGCTTATGTGATTTACTGGTATGTTGACCGTATCGAAAAATCGTATAAGAAGATAAAAAGAATTCAGGTATGGGATAAAGAAAACACATATTTCTATGTTCAGGATGGAGAAGGAAAGATTGATACAGATAAATCAGAGCCAATCAATCCTAAGCCACATACATTATACAAGAAAGGGAATGATGAAAAGACCTATTATGACGGTTTTGGATTCATTCCTTTTTTCAGGCTTGATAATAACAAGAAACAGTTCAGCTGCCTTAAGACAATTAAGGACCTGATAGATGATTATGATTTACATAGCTGTTCATTGTCAAACAACCTGGTTGATTTTGATACACCAATCCATGTTGTTAAGGGCTTTGAGGGTGATAATCTTGATGAATTGCAGCAGAACATTAAAACCAAGAAAATGATAGGAATGGAAAGCACAGATACAGGCGCAGGGGTTGAGATAAAGACTGTAGATATTCCGTATGAAGCAAGAAAGATAAAGCTTGAGCTTGATGAGAAGAATATATACAGATTTGGATTTGGTCTTAATACGGCAGGCCTTAAGGACACAAGCGCAACAACTAATATTGCAATTAAAGCTGCATATTCTCTGCTGGATCTAAAAGCAAACAAGCTGATAGTAAGGCTTAAGCAGTTTTTAAGAAAGCTGATAAAGCCTGTACTTGCTGAAATCAATGATATTAATAAGACTGATTATCAGATGAAGGACGTGTATTTCAGCTTTGAGCCTGAAGTTATGTCAAATGCACAGGAAAATGCACAGATAGCATTAACAGAAGCACAGACAAGGCAGACAGAAATCAATGTGATAATGACTCTTGCACAGATATTGGATGATGAAACAGTACTCCAGTTGATTTGTGAGCAGTTGGATATTTCTTATGAAGATATAAAGGATAAGCTTCCTAAGAATGAGGAACAGGAAACAATGACAGCACAGAAAGTATTAAGTGGGGTTGTAGTAGATGAACGGCAGACAGAAGGAAATCTTACAAGCACAACTTAATAATGAGAAGCAGGTACTTAAAGAGCTTCAGCAGGTGTTTAAGCAGGCAATAAAGGATTGCAGTGTAAATATATCCAAATTATCCACTAGAACGGATATGGAGAATATACAGGCTATTATATACCAGCAGCAGTATCAGAACGCAATTAGGGCGCAACTTGAAACAGCACTTGCGCAGCTTAAATCAGGAGAATATGCAACTATTTCCGATTACCTTACAAGGTGTTATCAGAACGGCTATGTTGGTGCTATATATGATATTGCAGGACAAGGGATTCCTTTAATTGTTCCAATAGACCAGAATGCAGTTTTAAAGGCATTGCAGATAGACAGTAAGCTTTCTAAGAGCCTTTATGACAGATTAGGTGAAGATGTAAAGAAGCTTAAGACAAGTATAAGGGCAGAAGTGTCAAGAGGTGTATCAAACGGCTCATCTTGGAATGAGATAGGCGAGAAGATAAGCTTGGGAATGAACAGCACTATTGACATGTTTGGATTCAATAAGGCAAAGAATAATTCTATCAGGATTGCAAGGACAGAAGGGCATAGGATTCAGAACCAATCCGCAATGGATGCACAGGAAGCTGCCAAGAAAAAGGGAGCTGATGTGTTGAAGCAGTGGTGTGCAGCCTTAGACGGTAACACAAGACCCGCACATGCACAGGCAGACGGGCAAATCAAGGAGCTTGCTGAATATTTCATTGTTGGCGGTGAAAAGATGAAAGCACCTGGTATTGGTGGTTCTGCTGCCAATGTATGTAATTGCCGTTGTGCTTTGTTACAGAGGGCAAGATGGGCTTTAGATGATAAGGAACTTGACATCCTAAAGGAAAGGGCTGAATACTTTGGCTTGGATAAATCAAAGGATTTTGAGGAATATAAGGCTAAGTATTTGGGAATATCAGAAGAGAATGTTGATTCAAGGCATTTCAAAGAATTAACAGTGGAAGAATTCAAAAAAATGAAGCATAGCATAAGCAAAGAAGAAAGAAGCATTGTTTATGGAAGAAGTCATTTAAGTGGATATATTAATTCAAGTAATGCAAGAAAAATGAATGCAATGTTAAGAAATGGTGAGATACTTCCTGATAATTATCAAGAAATTGCGGATACTTTGCAAGGAATAATTAATACACATACCTTAAATGATGATATAATGGTGACGAGATTTGTTAAAGATGATGCACTTGAAGCAATTACAGGTGTTAAAGTTCCTTCATGTGGTTTAAAGATGGATAAGGAACAATATTGGAATTCAATTGCTGATATACCAAACAATATAAAAGATGGGCACATGTATATTGAAAAAGGGTTTTTAAGTACAAGCGGTGTTGTAACTGAAAACGTAATGCAGGAAAAAGGTATAAGGTTAGATATTAAAGTACCTAAAGGAACAAATTGTTATGTAACTACAAATAATAAAGAGAGTGAAATTATTTTTGGTAGAAATACAAAGTTAAAAATAGTTGGTTCAAAAATTGAAAATAATAGAACATCAAATAGAAAAATTATTCTTGAATGTATTATTGAAGAGTAGGAGGTATTATGGATAAAGAACGAAAAAAGAAAATAGATGATTTATGGATGAATACCGATTATGGGAAATATGTTTTATTAGCTTCATCAGAGAAATATGATGAAGCTAATAAGATATTAGAAAAAATAACGAATGAGTGGCCATTTTCTTATGATGAAGTCGAAAAGGAAATATCAAGGAAGATAGCAGATGAGTTAAAAAATGAAGCGGAATTTGATGATTATATGCGTTTGTTGGATGATGAAAACTATGATTTGGTTGAATTTATGATATCACATGATACATTGGGATATGTATATGATTTTTTAAAAGGCAAATAATGAGTATTCGCATCAATGTGCTTTTTAGTGCAATTAAATATTAGAGTATTAAGACCATGTTTTTATCATGGTCTTTTTTAATGCTAAGAAAGAAGGTGTGTTCAAATGAAAGAAAAAGAAATAATCTTGAAGCAGATTGAGATATTGCAGACAAGACAGGAGACAGAAGGATTGAATGTTGATGAATTAATCAGATTATCAGCACAAATTACAACCTTATTAAGTTTACTTGATAAGTACAATATAGCTGTTGATAAAACGGAAACAGATGCTAATGAGAATTAATATAAAAATATTAAAGATAGGTGGTGAAACAAATGGAATGGTCAGGTGATTATGGTACAAGCAATCAGTATATTGCATATCAGATTGGAATAGAGGAAACAGACTATAGTGTTTCTGATAATACATCTACATTTAGAACTCAGATATTCATTTATAGAATCAATACAGGTTACACCACTTACGGCTCAGGAACAGTCTATTACAGATTAAAAACATCCGTAGGGGATGTTAGTGATTGGTATACCTATAACTTAACAACAGACGATAAAATCACAAGTGATGGAATATACGTTGCAGAAGATACATGGGGTCCAAGAATCCATAATGCAGAAGGAGATTTGGATGTAACACTTGAATGCTATATTGAACATGATACTTTTAGTTCAGATTCAAATGAATTCACAATATCAACAACACATATTCCAAGAGCTTCCCAGCCATCATTGGATACATCAAATGTTGATTTTGGAGATGATATCACAATATACACAAATAGAGCGTCAGATAACTTTACACATCATTTGTATTATTCGTTTAATGGTGGAGATGAGGTTGGAATAACAGAGGGATTTGCTGATAGTTATACATGGACTGTACCAACTGATTTAATGAATAAGATTCCAAACAACACAAGTGCAAGCATTACATTTTATTTGTATACATTTGGTGACAGCCTTATTGGTTGCAAAACAATAACATTTACTGCCACAGTTTCGTCAAGTGTTGCACCAGAGATATCTGCTATAGAATGCAGAGACCCATATGAATATGAAACTGCATATGGTGCTTATGTACAGAATAAATCTAAGGTTAAAGTTACAGTTACAGCGGCAGGTTGTTATTCCAGTACAATAAAAAGTTATAAGATAACTGCCAATGGTGAGAATTATGCTTTTAATGGGGCAACCACAGATGTTCTTACTAAAGCAGGCACAAATACAATTAATGTAACTGTTACTGACAGCAGAGGCAGGACGATAACAAAGACGGTAAATATCAATGTTATTGCCTATTCAACACCCGTTATTGAGGTACTAACAGCTTATAGGTGTACATCCAATGGCACAGCCAATGAAGAAGGGGCATATATAAAGGTTATATTCAATGCTTTAATAACAGCCTTGAACAATAAGAATAGCAAGACATTCACCTTACAATACAAAATACAGAATGCAGCAGGTTATACCACACATACAACCTATACGAGGACCTATACATGGAATTCTAATGTGATTATAGCTGCTGATGTTGATAATGCATATGATATTCAGCTTGTAGCCGTTGATGATTTTGGTACAACCACCAAAGTTATTCAGGTATCAACTGCATTTACACTGATAGATTTTAGAGACACGGGAAGGGGAGTTGCTTTCGGAAAGGTATCAGAAAAGGATGAATTTGAATGTGTTATACCTGCTGAATTTAAAAAAATCAGAACATTTGATGGTGTTGATTTAGATAAGGACAAAGCCAGCAAGACAATAATTCCCACAAAAATCTATTCTTTTGATAAAACATCTTCTGCGTCAACAAGAACTATATTTGATAAAACTATAAATGTCAAAGGTATAGGGTTCATCATTCTAAATGCGGTGATTAGATGTGATAATACTAATGATTATGGCTCAACAGAATTAAATTGCTTGCTTGATAATGAAATGTATTCATCATCATATATGAGAAGGACTGAACCAGACAATATAGAAGATTCTGTTAATGTTACATTTGCATATTACTTTGATACAGAAATGAGTCAATCAATAAGATTTTATGGTGGGTCAACTAAAAATGGAAGTAAAACCTTCAAAATACATGGGATTTATTCAGATAGCTTATCCCTAAGTTAAAAATAAGAGAGGAATAAAATATGACAACAATAAGTGCAATTACGCAAGACCAGAAGTTAATACCAACAGATACACCAACAGTTGCAGCAGGCGACAAGAAAACAGTTCAACTAAGTGTCGATTTTGATTCGGCATGGAATGGACTTACAAAGAGTGCGGTATTCTTTACTTCTACAAATAATAAAACCTATGAAGTTATTATGTTAGGTAATACATGTATTGTACCAATGGAAGTATTGGTTGATAAGTGCCATTTATTCATGGGGGTTAGAGGTATTGACAATTCAGGGGCTGTTAAAACTTCAACACTGATAAAATACAAGATTGAGAGTGGTACACCTGTTGGAAATGCTTCCCCTGTTGAACCAACACCTGATGTGTACCAACAGATATTATCTGCATATGGCATTATGCAGACTAAATCAGATACACTTGAAAATTTAGTGAAAAATATAGCTTTTTCTACTTTAGTAAAAAAAGCAAAAGAATTAGAACCGAACACGGATTTGAATACCATAACTGAGACTGGAATATATTATCTTTCTAATACAGCTACATGGATTAATACCCCAAATTCAAGAGTTACAAATAGTTATCTTTTAGTCTTTGCGCTTAACAATAAACGCTGTACACAAATATTGTTACCTGGAAATGATACAGCTATGTATTTTCGCTCAACTTATATTGATAACACACTTTGGACTAATTGGAAATCTAATAATACAGATATAGAAATAAAAAACTGCTTTTGTAAAAATATTGCGAGTGATGGTACTTTTGAGGGATATGGATATAACTACTGTTATTATAACAAATCTACTAAAACAGGGATTTTATACTTTGCTTCCAGAATTGAAACACCAGATTCTACATTAAATAATTTTTCTGGATATTATGATGTCGAATCAGTTTTAGAAAAAATGGGCATTGATTTTAATACAATACTAGAAAGTAATTATATTCCATATGATTCCGCAGGTGTAGTTCGACAAAAGTTGGTTGGCTATGGAACGACATTATTATATAGTTCCGCAAACAAACATTATGCTTTTGCAAGATACTACACAAAAGATGGGAAGAAAGGAGCGTGGGCAACTACTGAATTTAAGAAAGACGATTATATTACAGGTTCGCTGATGTTTAACTAAAAATTAAATATAAAGATTAATTAAGCACTTTTTATGATGTGCTACAAAGGTTAGATAAAGTAAATTTGCCTTTTGTGGTTGATACATTATAGGGTGCTTTTTTATATGCCCAAAAAGCGTTAAGGCGTAAAAACTGTTCGCAAATATTCCCTTGCTATGGAATATAAACTAGCATACTGCTTCACATAGGTAGAGGCAGGAATGAAAGGAACTATATGACATTAGAAAAGCTGTTAGGAGCAGAACTGTACTCACAGGTTCAGGCGAAAATTGAAGAGGTCAATAGTAAAGAATCAGACAAATTGAAACATGTAAGATATGCAGATTTGTCTGAAGGCAACTATGTTGGAAAAGGCAAGTATGACTCTGATATTGAGAAACTTAATGCTCTTATAAGCAACAAAGATTCAGAGATTGCAAATGCAAATAAGCTTATTGATGATTTAAAGAAAGCATCTAAAGGTAACGAGGATATGCAGGATAAGTTTACACAGTATGAGCAGAAAAACGCACAGCTTCAGGCAGAATTACAGGAGACTAAGATTAAGTCGGCAATCAAGGTTGCACTGTTGTCTGAAAAGGCTGTAGATGTTGACTATCTTACATATAAGCTGAATGAAAAGGTGAAGGAGAAAGGTGAATCATTAGAGCTTGATGAAAACGACAATATCAAGGGATGGAGTGATAAGCTTTCTGGCTTAAAGACACAGTTCCCTACAATGTTTGAGTCTGTTTCTGATAACAATGACGGATATCAGGTATTAAATCCTAATAAGCTTCCGAATGGTGAAACTACAGGAACACTCACGAAGGAAGAATTACTAAAGAAGCCATATGCTGAGAGGGCGAGAATTGCACAGGAAAATCCTGAAGTGTATGCAGCAGCAATGAATTCTTAAAAAGAAAGGTTAAAAAGGTGATTATTATGGCAACAACAAAGTTAAATGATGTTATTAATCCACAGGTCATGGGAGACATGATTGAAGCCAAGATTATAGCACAGGCAAAGATTACACCATATGCAAAGGTTGATGATACCCTTGAAGGTGTACCAGGTGATACAGTAACAGTTCCTTCTTGGGATTATATTGGAGATGCAGACGATTTTGACGTTGAAGCGGCGGCTGATACTGACAAAGAAATTCCAACAACTAATCTTACTGCATCAAGCACAACATTTACTATTAAGTGTGCTGCAAAGGCTGTGTCGGTTCTTCAGACAGCTATTAATTCAGGTAAAGGAAATCCTATCGGACAGGCTGAAACTCAGCTTGCAAAGGCAATTGTAGCCAAAGTTGATAATGATGTAATTGCAGCAGCATATACATCAAAGAAGACATCAGGTGATGGTACTGCACAGATTTCATATGCAGGAATCGTTGATGCTAACACATCATTCCTTGATGAAGAAGATGGCATTGAGAAGGTAATGTTTATTAATCCTGTACAGGAAGCAACACTTCTTAAAGATCCTAATTTCTTATCAGCTGATAAGTTTACAGCAGGTGTTGCCGTAAACGGTGCTATTGGTAAGATTGCCGGAGCTTGGATTAAGAAATCTAAGAAAGTTAGACTTGTTACAGCAGCGGTTGATGCATCATCAGGAACAGCAGTAACAGCTGATAATATAGCTGAACTTCAGGCTAAGGTAGATCCTACTGTTAAATTGGAGATTGGAAACAAGGTAAAGGACCTTGCGGCAGCTAATCAGTATTATGTATGCCCTGTCCTTAAGATGGAACCTGATTCAACAGAAACAGAGTACACAGAAGATGAGCTGGCAGCAATTACAATCTTCTTAAAGAAGAATACACAGGTTGATCATGAGTGGTTTCCTAAGAAGCAGAAGCATGATATTACTGCTACTAAGTATTATGGTGTTGCGCTTACTAATACAGCTAAAGTTGTTCTTGCTAAGTTTAAGAAATAAGGGGGTGTTCCCTTATGTTAATGACTATTGAAGAACTAAGGCAGTTTATTACAACAGATAAGACAGATTTGGTGCTTGATGCGCAGCTTCAGGCACTGGAACTGTTGATTAGAAAATATACCAATAATAACTTCCAGGATAGAAACAGACGATTCAGGTGTAATGTATCATCCACAAGCGGTTTACAGTATGCATCAACCTTATTCAAGGTTGGTGACACTGTACAGATTTCAGAATCTGCCTTTAATGGTGGCTTATATACAATTACAGGCATTGATTTAGAAAACGGCTGTATGGGTCTAAACGGAGCTTTAACGGATGAATCCCATGTGCTTGTTACTAAGATATTCTATCCAAAGGATGTTAAGATGGGTGCTGTGGATATTATCAGATGGAAGCTTAAGAATGAGGATATAAACAGCGGCGACACATCAAAAATGAATATACAATCAGAAACATTAAGCAGACATTCTGTCACATATGCGCAGGATACTTCGGAAACTGATATTGATGGTTCATTTGGTGTTCCGAAGAAGTATGTTTCATTCTTAAATGCTTACAAGAAAGCAAGATTCTAAGGGGGTGCTTGTATGAATAGGATAGGCGGCAATACAACAGCTATAATTCAGATTAATACAGGCACAACTAAAGATGCCACAGGTTCAAGAGTCAAGACTTGGGAGACAGTTGACACTCTTACAGGATTCATTGACCTTCAGACAGGTGATTCACGATATACAAGCTATAATGCTAAGATTCAGGAATCAACGCACATCTTTGTAGCAGATTATAAGGAACTTGACGGCAGAATAAAGGCTGAAAACAGCAGGATTCTTATAGATGGCGCTACATATGATGTAAAGGTTATAGACGACCCTATGAATTTACATAAGCAGCTTGAAATATATCTTGCTTACACAGGAGGACAGTGATATGGCAGATGTTGAATTCATTGACAATACAATGATGGTAAATAGAGCAATCGAAGATGCTGTTGGTGCTTTTTTACTTGAATCATCAGGCGAAATTGCATCAGAAGCAGCTAGAAACACACCTGTTGGTACAGGACAGCTCGCGAATTCATGGAAAGCCAATGTAGATGAATCTAAAGGTGAAGCAACAATTGGAAGTGGTCTTGAAAATGCCATATGGAATGAACTTGGAACTGGTGAATGGGCGGCTAATAAGGATGGAAGAAAGAATCCTTGGTATATTCCAGTAGACGGCTACAATGGGAAAAAGAAGCCTACATTTAACGGTAAGGTTGTTATTGTATATGGAAAAGATGGAAAGGCTTTCTATAAGACTAATGGTAAAAGACCACAGCACACATTGCAGAAAGCTTTCAGTGACAGAAAAACTGCTATTATAAAAAGAGCAGAACAGATATTTAAAGCCAAGCTTGGTGAATGAGGTGTGATATGACAATTGAAGCATTAGGCATAATTGATAGGCTGCTTACGGATGCAGGTATTAATTATGAGTATTATGAATGGACTTCTGACCTTGCTTATCCTTATTGGGTTGGTGAGTATCAGGAGGTAGAGCCGCTTAATGAAGATGGCATGTCTGAAAGCGCGTTCATTATGTCAGGCTTTACAAGGGGTACTGCTTTGGAATTAGAGCAGGACAAAGAAAAAATAAAAAAATTGTTTGATGAGACATCAGGAAAATTGGTCACTACTGACAGCGGTTCAGTGGTGGCTATTTTTTATACAAATGCTCTTCCTGTTAGGAATGAGAATATGGATCTTAAAAGCATGACAGTTAATTTAAAAGTTAAAGAATGGAAGGGAGCAAAACTATGAGAAAATCAGGTATTAACAGCAACACACCTAATGATTTCTTACTTGGAGCAGGTGTTGTATTTAAGAATTTTAAGTATGTGTATTCAAAGGTTGAAGTAACAGGCGGTTCATCAACACAGCCTGAAGGAGTACTTAAGGTTGTTGCAGACGGAACACAGGAATCAGATACAACAATTCAGATCAGTAAGCTAACACCAGGGGTATCGTTTATTGGCATTGATAAGAACTATACAAAGCCTGCTGTTGGAGATTATATAACGGGAGCATGGACAGATGATGAAGATCATGTTCTGGGGGCTACAAATGGCGGTAATAAGCTTTCAATTGTTCCTGAAATCACACCAATTGAGGTTGATGGTGCAACTGTTGAGATTAAGGGCCTTAACCAGAAGACTGGCGAAACTGGAACGCTTGAAGTTAATCTTGCACAGCATACAGTTGAGTCTATCAAGCGCGCAATTGTTGGAAAGGAAGCAGACAGCTTAATTAAAGGATATACACAGATTGAAACTAAGTCATTGATTGAGTTATCAGATTACCTTGATAACATTGCGTTTGTCGGTACAATGACAGATGGTAAAGAAATTATTGCAATCTTAGAAAATGCAATCTGTTCTTCAGGCCTTGAACTTGATAACAAGAATAAGGAAACATCCGTATGCGCTACAACATTCAAGTCTACAGCAGATTTTAAGGGTGGCGTATTTGATAAGTTGCCTATTTACATTTTCTATCCTAATAAAGCAGCTGTTTAAGAGAGGAGATAAAACATGAGTGAAGTAACAACAACAGAAACAGTGAAAACCGAAACAGAGGTTATTGTAGAAAAGCCATATACATTGAGACCTATTGAAGCAGATGATCTTGATTATCTTGCAGGTATTATTGACAAGATTGGTATTGACAAGATTGCAGATTGCTTTGGTAAGAAAGAGATTAACAGGCTTGTTGAAGGAAAAGAGGTCAATAACGATTTAATCAAAGATGTTGGCATAGATGTTATGGTAAAGATTGCTGCAATTGTCGTAAAGAATTACAGGGTTGCTAAGAAGGATATCTATTCGCTTTTAGCATCTGTATCGGGTATGACAGTTGAGGAAGTTGCACATCTTAAGCTGCCTGTGTATGTACAGATGATTATTGACGTATTTAAGCAGGATGGATTCATTGATTCTTTCAGGGCTGCTTCTTCATTACTCGGATAGGCTATGTTGAGTTTATGGGTTTGCTGTACGAAAGGTATGCAAACCCTAATGAGCTTATTAACCGCATGCTTAAGACAGGCAGATTATATGATTTTGTAAAGCATGTTGTTAAACGGAAAAATGAAGAAGCTGAAAAGGAAGAAGATAATAAATTATGGTTAGCTTATCTTTCTAGCAATTCAAGTTTAACCTTTGCAGCATGGAAAAATGAGCTTGTCAATGGCTCACAGGTGGAGCAAAGACCACAGCAATATAATGGCATAAGTAATCTGTCTATGTCAGATGCAGAAGTTAAAACAGCTTATAACAATGCGAAAAGCATACTGAAAAATTTTAAACTCTAACTAATGTAAAGGCACCTATGAAGGTGCTTTTTTTATGCAAAAAAGAGAGGAGGTTTTACATTTGGAAGTATTTAAGCTGCTTGGAACTATAGCATTAACAGGTGTTGAAGAGACAAATAAAGATATAGATAAAACGAAGCAGAACGGCGAGAAGCTTGCTACTCAATTTAATAAGGCGGCAGATGAAGTTGCACAGTTTGGAATCAAGCTTGCTACAACAGTTGCTTCTGCAGCTACAGCAATTGGAACACTTGCTATTAAGTCGGCAGCAGATTTTGAGACAAGCTTTGCAAAGGTTAGCACACTTCTTGATACTAATGCACTTGATGTTGAAGCATATAAAAAGAAGATAATGCAGGTTTCATCTGACATGAATGTTTCTACAGATGAATTATGTGAATCTATTTATCAGGCTATATCTGCAAGTGTAGATCAGGCAGATGCAATTGATTTTGCA